ATAACTCATTGAAATAATGTCATAATAATTGTTTTCTAACGACGAATACTATGACACATCTCAATGAGTTATATCTTATCTTAAACAAATATCTAAAATGGAACAAGTCACATTTAAAGTGCTTTGCGCTCATCATGCTTGTGATTATTTTAAAGCAAACATGTAATCTTTCTTCTGCATCTAAAGCCTTGCCCATCAAGTGCTTACCACAATCATTTTATCGACGTATGCAGCGCTTCTTTGCAGGTCAGTATTTTGATTATCGTCAAATTTCTCAGTTGATTTTCAATATGTTTTCATTCGACCAAGTGCAACTGACTTTAGATAGAACCAATTGGAAATGGGGAAAACGAAATATTAATATCCTGATGCTCGCAATCGTTTATCGTGGAATAGCGATACCTATCCTTTGGACATTGCTTAATAAACGTGGAAATTCAGATACGAAAGAGCGTATTGCTTTGATTCAACGCTTTATAGCCATTTTTGGTAAAGACCGTATTGTGAATGTGTTCGCAGACAGAGAGTTTATCGGTGAGCAGTGGTTTACATGGTTAATTGAACAAGACATCAACTTCTGCATTCGTGTTAAAAAAACTTCATTGTCACCAATCATTTAGGAAAGAATCATAAAATTAGTGATTTATTTCGCCATCTTAAAGTTGGTCAAATTGAATGTCGTAAACGACGGATTTTGGTTGGTCGGGTGAAACTATATATAAGTGCACTACAGTTAGAAAATGGAGAGCTTTTACTCGTCGTTTCTCCTCAGTTTAATGCCAATGCTATTCAGGATTATGCATTACGCTGGGAAATTGAAACCTTATTCAGTTGTCTCAAAGGACGCGGGTTTAATCTTGAAAATACGCGCTTGACAGACCCTAGACGAGTGAAAAAATTGATTGCGGTGTTAGCTATAAGCTTCTGTTGGTGTTACTTAACGGGTGAATGGCAACATGATCAAAAAAAAGCGATAAAAATAAAGAAGCATGGACGACTCTCAATGAGTTTATTTCGCTATGGTTTAGACTATGTTCAAATGGCGATTCAGCGTTTAATTGGTTTTGGGAAAAAAGAAGAGTTTAAGGAAATTTTGGCAATTTTAAGAAGGCAGAACCCTGATAGGATAAGGGTTCTGTGAAATTTGTCGTGTACAGAGACCCGCGTGTTAAAGTTGGTGAAGTTCGTACCGTGGTCAACTCAATCAATAGTTATGGAGATGAACAAGGTGGCTTATGGTCTTGGTTTAAAGTAAATCATGACGCTGTGTTTGATCGTTTAGGTAAATCTTCAGCTGGGCGTTTCCCTGCAATGTTCAGTGGGGCAGCTTGTACCCAACAACAAGCAGCACAGTTAAATGACTTTTTTGCACCACGAACTAAAGAGTTGGTTGGGGTAGAAAGAGGATTGAAACAAACCAAAGAACGTATTCAACTCTGCGAATCGCTGGTAGCAAAACAAGATGGGTCAATTGTGCAACAGTTAAAGTTGTAATTGATTCAGCCATAAAAAAGCCAACTGATCGTAGTTGGCTTTTTTATTAAGGGTTCTTATCAAATTACTTTAAAAACAATCTATTGACGGCTGACTTATGCGTAGATGTCTAAAAAGTTTTTAAAGATTTGATGGCCATGTTGGCTCAAAATGGATTCAGGATGGAACTGCACGCCTTCAACAGGAAGTGTCTTATGTTTAACGCCCATAATTTCTTCCATTGAGCCATCTGCTTCATTGGTCCAGCATGTTACTTCAAGGCAGTCAGGTAGTGTTTCTTGATCAATGACTAATGAATGATAACGAGTTGCCGAGAATGGGCTAGGAAGATTACTGAAAATACCTTTATTGCTATGGTACATATCAGATAAACGTCCATGCATCACCGTTTTGGCTCTTACAATTTTCCCGCCAAAAGCTTGCCCAATACTTTGATGGCCTAAACACACCCCAAGCAAAGGAATTTTTCCGGCAAAATGATTAATTGCAGGAATTGAAATACCTGCCTCGCTTGGAGAGCAAGGGCCAGGACCAATCACAAGATATTTTGGTTGCCATCGTTCAATATCCTCTAATGTGACTTGATCATTGCGAACTACTTTTACTTCCTGATTCAACTCGCCAAAGTATTGAACGATGTTGTAGGTAAAAGAGTCGTAATTGTCGATCATTAGAAGCATTTTAGATTCAACTCACTAATATATAAAGGGATTTTATTTTGGGGTGATTTTGATACTCAATTTGGTACTCAATATTGAAAAAGTACCTATCTCATTGTATAAAATAAAGCCACCTCAATAGGTGGCTACTTTACCAGATTCTTTTGTGTCTGTAACGACAGATTGCACGTAGGACAATAACCAAAAACTTTTTCGCCCATCCTTGTATGGCCTTTGGTATCTGCCTTCACGAATCCGAGCGTCTAGAGTTTCAGGTTCGATATTGAGCATGTGTGCAAATTCTTCACGACCAACTCGGCGTTCTTCTTTTGACTGAGCAATACGTTCAGCTACAGCAACAATCTTTTCTAGAATGCTAGCCTCTATTTTAACTATTTGTCCCATTTACTCCTCCTTACTTTCCGCTTTCATAAAAGTAATCCAATGTGTGTTACTGCGCTTTCCACTAATGTGGCCAAACAATGGTTTTTGATCTGTGAGCGCTAAAACTTCACTAACTTTGATTTGTGTTTCATTCCATTTGAAAATTAAAACACCACCATTGGCCAACACACGAAAGCATTCTGCAAAACCTTTGCGAATATCTTCGCGCCAATCTTCTGACAACTTCCCGTACTTGGCGGCTAGCCAACTTTGCTTTCCTGCTTTCACCAGGTGAGGAGGGTCAAACACAACTAAAGTAAATTGGCCATCATTAAAAGGCATGTTGCGAAAGTCCATCATCACATCCGGTTCAATCACTAAAGAACGACCATCACACAATGTATGTTCTTCTTTTCTGATATCACCATATACTACATTTGGATTTTGACGATCAAACCACATCATCTTTGAGCCGCAGCATGGATCTAAAATTTGTGCATTCATTCAACTGTCGCTCCTAAATCTAAATACTGCTGCGCCCATTCCTCTGCAATTTCTGAAAGAGTATCTTTCTGCTCTTCCTCATCCATCATTTCCCAGTTTTCTTCTTCGATCCAATCCGATAATTTCCCAAAGTCCTCACGATCGCCATTAGCCACACCAATAGCCAAATGGAAGCGAATTTTTAAATCTTTAAATGCTTTTTCACTCATCCCTCAGCTCCCGATTCAATATCCAACTTCATTGCACCTTCTTCTGGATATTCGGTCATCCAAAAGTAATAGCCTTTTCCACTGTGGCCAACTTCAAAGAATTTAATTGTTAGTTCAGTATCAAGTTGATCTAAATCTTTCTCACCATCTGGATTTACAAATTCGAGAAGGCTTTTTAGTTGATGACCGCTAAGTGTTATGCTCATTGTTCAGCTCCCGATACGTTTGGCACACTATGAAAATGCATCCAATGTGAAGGTGGATCATTTTGATAGTTTGCCCATACGCTATTTAAATCCTCATCAATAGTCATATAGTCTTGTTCTGGGGTGACATCAGGAGCATCTGCCCAACAAATAAGTACCATTATGTCAGTAGGTGGCAATTCATCATTCACGCTAATCCACGTTGGAACTTTGGATTTCATGAAATTCACGGCTTTTTTCCACATTGCCCAACCACTATTTACACGATGGTAAACATCAAAAAGGTCTTCTTCACTTAGATCAGTTTTGACGCCTTCAGCAATATCAAAACAACCAGCATTCATATCAAATTCGAGTACATCTAGATGTCCGGGAATCCAATATTTTTCTTTAAAGAAAGGTAATTGTTCAGACCAAAAAGCTTGTTTTGTTTTTAAATCAATCATTACCTAAGCCCTCAAATATTCTTCTTTAGTCCACTCAACAAACTCTTTATAAAGCTGCTGGGCAGGTTTATTTAATCGGTTGTGATAGTCGATCGTTATGCGCCGCCAAGCAACTGGTACCGCATAATGCTTTGTTAGAAACATTGCTTGGTCCATGCCTTGCCGGACTATTACGTAGCCCAGCAATTGCAAGTAGTACATAAAACCAAGCATGTGTTTTTGGCTCACTTTCTTGTACTGATCTTTCATGTTAGAAACCGTCCACTAATAAATAATCAGGGGTAGATTCTTGTTGAGTAGGTGTAGGATTCTCTAATTCATAGCGGCGTTTTCTCACATACCCCATTAGCTTCGGTTGAATCTGCGGATCTCGTGCAGCCACGTCTATTTCCAAAGCATCTAGCGTTGTAAGGTCTGGTGCAGTTTGGATTTGAACCATTAAAGAGGGTGGCTCATTAGCAGATGCCTTTTCTTTTTCTAGCTCTTCAAGACGTTTGTGAGTGGCGAGAAGGATAGGCTTCATTTGTTCGTCATCCCATGTGCGGGTATAACGATAAACCGCATTTACTTCTGCAGGTGTTTTTGACTCTTTTACACGCTGTAGAAGAGTATCTAGGGTTTGCTGATACTCATTGTTTTTTTCTTGCTCAGGTGTAGGCTGAGTTAAAAAATCTTCAGGTGAAGACACATAAGGTTGTTCTGTAATAACAATCGCACTATCTAAAGCTGATCCTATATTTTCTGAAATATCTTCGGATTGCACCAATGAGTCTTTAGAAGTAGTTACATTTGTTTGCTCAGTAATAACAATTGTAGGTTGTTTAACTTCATCAACAATTTCAGAAGTCTTTTCTACAACTACTGTCTGTGCACCTTTTGATTTCTTAGCACGCTGTTTCTTTGGTTCGTCACCTAGGCGAATAACACTAAAATCGTCACTAACTTCAAAACCTAACGCTTTAGATAGTGCTTTTAATTGAAGCTTGGCGTTTTCTGCATCACGTTGAACAAAGCCGCTATTAATAGATTCAATTAATGCGGTGGTTCTAAAATTCACGACGTAAATAGAAGGCGAATATGTAGTAATTACAAAAACATCCTGTCCCTCCTCATATTCATCAATAGTTAATGGCTTTGTGAATGTAATGCCAGCCAGCTCAATAGTTTCGATTTTGATGCAGAATTCAAAACCCGGTTTACCAAAAACAGAAGCGGGGAATTGATCTAAGTCAGAAAAGTCCAACATGTCTCCAATAGGACGACATAGAACAGTTTTACCTTTTTGAAGTGCTGCAAATGCTTCTTGAGCAGTTAAAATATTTTTCATGCTGTCATCCCCGTTTTCGCTAAGGTTTCAATTTCTTGTTTAACTGCCTTAAGTTTTGCCGCTTCAATTTGGATAAGGGCATCGATACCTAAGTGCTCACAAACTGTTTTTACATCGAGGCCACGTTCAGCAATAAAGTTTTGAAGTTCATCTCTTTGTTGATCTGAGATACCGTTAAATTCAGGTGGACTAATCCAAGTGCCACGTTGCTTATCAAACGTGCAATTCAATGCTTTAGCCCTCATTAACATTGCTTGGCGCATGTTCTGGTAATACATATGTTCTTTATCAAGCGACTCAGTTAATTGATTAAGGTCACCTGCATGCTCAGCTTCTTCACAGCTTTGTTTCCAGTTTTCTAGCTCTTCTTGGGCTTTAGCTGCTGCAAGTTGTGCAGGCGTTAAGGTGTTAATGTGATCTTTAGCTTGAGTAATCAGGTCAGCCAAGAAAGTAGGGTGTGCTTTAAGATCAGGTACCCATACCTCACCGGTTTCACCGCCTAAAGCACCTGAGTTTTTCGCATGATGTGTAGGCGAAGGTTTGAAATTAATAACGCGGGCATTTTTACCTTCACCAGTAGTAACGTTGTTAGATAACCCATGACATCTGCGATACGGTAAAGCTCGTTACGGTTTTTACCACCTAGATCTGGGCGGTAAATAATTTGATCACCGTTTTGATCTTCTGATGCGTGTGCAA